CTTGGGGTTAGTAAGGATGATCCCTTAATCATCTAGATCTTAATTTCAAACTAATCTAAAATAAGACCTGATGGTCTCGAATATAGGATTTTATATTCGGTGATATGAACAAAGATTTCTGGTTGGAGTTTCCTAAAATTAATCCCTTTTTTAATTGGAAATCTAAGTTAATTATTTTTTCTTTTCTACGTAAGAAAAAATAATATAAAAATAAACAAGCAGTTGATGTTAACTGACCCCTGCGTACAGAGGATTTGGGTTTGAATTCATTTCAATTTTTATTTGTAAAAATTGGTTAAAAACAAAAATATTTAATTTATTTCTTTTTTGGATTGCGAGCTTTGGTGACAATAGCTCCAGAAGTCATTTCTTTTTTAACTTCTTTTTTAGCAGCTTTTTTAGCTATGCGTTTTTCACGTTTCACTTCTGATTTAGTGTGATGGTTTATTGCTTGTTTTTCAATTCTAGCAGCAGTTTTTGCAGCTTTACCACCTTTACCTTTTTGATGTTTAAGAAGTAAATCAGCCATATCCAAAAGTTCACTTGCCTCTTCTTTTTCTTTGCCTTTTCCATTTTTAGAAACATTGCCAAATTCACCTAAGAATTTGGAAGCAATAGTTGGAGCATGTTTCATAAATAAATTACCAGCAGTTTTAACTAGAGTTCCAAGAAAATTGAAACGAGCTGGCATGGAATCTTTTTGATCGTAAAAAGCATCCATTAATTTTTGCATTAACATAATATTGGGTTTAGGAGCCAATCTTGCCATACCAGCAAAAGCTGATTGCAAAGCAGGTTGTAATTCTGCACCATCATAAAATTTATGAATTAATAAAGATTGATTATTAGTAGGTGCAGCTTGATTATTATAAGTTAAACCCTCATACAAAGTCCAAGAGACAGTCATGTCACTAGTCCATGCTGTGTCTAAAAGTGTAGATGTCGTTGCATTGCTAGTTTGATCATACAAAGCTAATGCAAATACTGATCCATCAGGTTTTCTAATATTAAGATAACAACTATATAAACCTGATGTTGGTGTTGCTCGTTGATTAGATGATTTCCAAGCAGGTGTTACAGTGTTTAATCTATATACTGTAAATGTTCCTTCCTTTGCTGGATTTCCAAAAGATCTAGTTGATTGAGTTAAGATCTGGGAAGCATCTGGAACAATATCTGCAGCTCCACCAATTTGACCAAAATTAATAATTTGAATATTAGAATTAGGATCGACATCTAAATTATTTACTTCTAATTTGTCCATAATTTCATCACGAACAAATTTCGGAAATTGAAGCCATTTTGCAACTTGTTCATCATATTTGTCATTTTTAATAACTGATTTTCGAGGTTTACTATTAGATCTCTTTTGAATTGTAAGCTCCTCAAAATCACTATCAATTTCAGTTGTTTCAGAAATTTGTTTATAATGACCAGATTTTAACATGTCTTTTGCAAAACCTATAAAATCTTGTAGTTGTTCAGTTGCAAATTCTGATAAAACGCCTTGAAATAAGATGCTAGGATTGAATTGATTTACAGAAACCATTCCAGTATTATTAAATGCTGTTGCATTTAAAGTTGATGTATGTGAGGAATAGGTTTTACGTGACAATTGAACATCACTAGACCAATTTCTTTCAAAATTATACAATCTATTTATAGATGTATTTCTAACATCTTGATACCATCTACCGTCTCCAACATTTATTCTATCATCAACAACAAAAGCCACATGATTAACTCTTAAACCGTTAAGTTTTAAAAAAGCCATTCTAGTAGCATTTGCAACAGGAATAAATGAACCAGCACCGTTAATAAAAGCTGGTTGAATACTAAGTTCTTGTTGAACATACTCAAC